TCCATCCGCCGGCCATGCACCGGCGACAGCGGACGCAGCGCCGCCGCGTCGCCCGGCACCGGCGCGTCGGTCAGGTCGGTTCCGCCGCGCACCGTCCATTGCAGCACGGCCGCGCCGCCCTCGGCCCAACCCGCCAGCGCATCGGGCAACAACAGCGTCGCCGCATCGTCGAGCAGGACAAAGGGCGTCCCGACCGCATGCATCGCGGCCCTCTCCGTCCCGGCGCGTCCGCGCAGCAGCCGCGACAATCGCCACATCGCGCCGCCCAGCGCTTCGGCAACGCCGAACTGGATCAACTCGCCGCCGATCATCGCGCGATTCGCCCCGCCGAGCAGCACCGCGTCCGCCACCGACACCAGCGTCATCGACGGATTCGCCAGCGAAACCAGAATCTTGTTCTGCAGGTCGAACAGCAGCGGCTCGCCCGCCGCCAGCGGTCCGGCCAACGCGCCCAGCGCGGCGGCGGGGCGGACCGTTCCGACCGGAATCGGTTCGGCCCCCGGCGCGGGAACCAGCCAGCCATCGGCGCCGCGCCACCCGTCATTGCCGCCCGCCGCCGCGACCAGCAGGCGCGGCGGCGTCGGCGCGCCGGGACCCAGGTTAGGCAGGTCGAACACCCCGACCACACCCGCGCTGTCGGGCCAGTCGGGCGCCGGCACCGATACGCCCGGATCGACCTCCGCTTCGGCGACCGCGACCGGCTGATATCGCAGCAGTTCGATCCGCACCTCGCTGTCCTTCACCGTTCGCGACGCGATACGCCACGCGCTCGGGTCGGCCCCGGCCTCCGCCAGCGTCACCACCCCGCCGACCGGCAAGGCGAGCGCCGCGAGGTCGCCGCGCCACACCCGTGCCTCGCGTCCGTCGGCTGTCGCTGCGGCCAGCCGCCGCGCCAGCGCCCGCGCCCCGCCTGCGCTTAGCACCGCCGGCAGGTCGATCCTTTCCTCGCGCCGCCCGCCGCCCGCGACCAGCGCCGTCTGCTGGCCCAGCTGGTAATCGCGCTCGGGCTCATAATGGCGCAGCCGGATCGCCCCCGGCAGCGCCGCCAGCGGCAGGCGCCGCGTCTCGGCGCCATCGACCGCCGCTTCGACCCGCCGCGTCTCGGCGAAATCGGCCAGCGCGACCGGATCGCCCGCCAGCGCCGTCGGCGCCAGCCGCCAGCCATCGGCCGCGCCGACCAGCCGCACGCCATCGGCGTCGAACAAGGGCGCCAGCGCGTCGCGCACCCGGTCGCCCGACGCCGCATAGCCCGCAAATCCCGTCTGCCCGGCGCACCGCCCCACTTCGCCGAGCAGCGCATCGCCGACAAAGCCCGCGCCGATCGCATCGGCATCGGCCTCGACCTCAAAAGTCAGCGCCGGAATCCGGTTGCCGAAGCTCGCCAGTTCCAGCTCCTCGAACACGACATAGCTCAGCCCGCGAAACGCGCTCGCCGATCCGATGCCGACGGCGGCGGCGATCAGCGGATCGACCGCCTGATCCTCGCTCCCCTCGTACCAGCGAAACACGCACCGCTCCTGGAACGCCCCGCTCGTGCCGCGCAGCAGATTGCCGTCGGCCCAGATCCGCCGGATCGCCCGGATCGGCCGCGACGACAGCGCCACCGCCAGCGACACCGCATAGCTATATTCGGTCGTCGAGGGCCGCCCCTTGCCGCCGCCATGCTTCTCGCGCCGCTCGATCAGGTCGGTCGCCCAGATCACGCTCCCCGCGACGCGCATCGTCCCGAACAATTGCGGGATCTGCTGGCCATAGGTCGACGCCTGGATTTTCAGGTCGGCCAGCCGCGGCCCCTCGCGCCCCTTGGGCTTGAAGATTTCGGCATCGATCTGCTGCCCCGCATAGGCCCCGATCGCCGCCCCCACCGGTCCGCCGATCAGGCCGCCGACCACCGTCAGCACCACCGTCGCCATTGCCGTCTCCTATCCGCCCAGCCGCCATCGATCTGCACGCCACCCAGTATCCAACGGCGCCTCGACCACCCGCCGCAGCCCCGCATGCGCATGCACCAGGCTCGTCGGCCCGATCAGCCCCAGATGAAATTGCCCTGCGGCCAGCGCGATCAGTGCGACATCGCCAACCGCCGCATCGGCCACCGCTCCAAACCCCGCGCGCGCCAGCGCCGCCTCGATCCGTTCGCGACGCCACCCCCGCAGCGGATAATCGCCCGGCCGGACCAGCCTGACGCCCGCCGCCGCATAGGCCGCCCACACCAGCCCGACACAATCGAGCCCGGTCGCGGGCACGCACCCCTGCAACCGGAACCGCACCCCGACCATCGCCCGCGCCGCCGCAAAGGCGCGGCAACCAAGCTCATCCACCCGGATAGCGCGTCAGCAGGTCGTTGCCCGGCAGATGCGCCTCGCCGCGAAAATTCGCCGCATTGGCAAAGCGCGCCCTGCACGTCGCCAATTGCCGGTCACACCCTTCGGTCAGCCGCACCCGCGCCGGCAGGTCGGGCAACACCCCCGGCGCCTCGGCCAGCGTCAGCACCGTCCCGTCGTCGGCGATCACCGGCGTCGCCAGCCCGCACGCCGCCCCCTGGGTCCACAGCAATTCGCCAAACGCCAGCGTCCCCGCCGCGACCGGCGCATCGAGCGTCACCGTCCGCCCGTCGACCGCGACCACGCGCCGAACATGGGTCAGCGGCGCCAGATCGACCCGGCACGCCCGATCGCCCAGCGCCGCCCGGCACGACGGCGAGGTCGCCGGGCAGGCCGGGCCGTCGAGCGAGCGCAACACCCCCTGCAACTCGGCCGCAAACGCCGCGCCGCGCCGCTCGACCGCGCCCAGCTCGCCGCGCGCGACGACCACCGGCGCGACCTCGGGCGCGCTCCAGTTGGTGACCATCAGCACCAGTTGCGCCCCGTCCCAGCGCCCCGCGTCGAGGTCGGCGGCGGCGATCGCCGCGCTGCTGACCGCGCCCTCCAGATCCATCGTCTCGACCTCGAGGCTGTCTTTCGTCTCCAGCGCCGAGGGCTTCATGCCCGGCGCCGCGCGGTACAGCGTGCCGTCCACCATCAGGTCGCGGTCGTGCGAGGTCAGCCCGACGACCACCCCGTCGCGCCGCGCCAGCCGCCAGCACCAGGCGAGCGTCACCAGTTCCTCGCGCAGCCAGTCGGGCGCGGCGGCGATTACCACGGCGCGCGCACCTCGACCAACGGCACAGACGCCATCTCGCCCGCCAGAAAGGTCGCGCGGCTGACCTCCAGCCGATCCTCGGCAAAACGCACCGGCACATCGAACCGAAACCCGGCGCGCACCGCGACTCCGACTGCGGGCGCCACGTCGAGCAGCACCTCGCCCTCATCGGTCACCACAAAGGCCGCCGTCTCGATCCCCTCGACCGCCACCCGCACGCTGTCCGCGACCGGCAGCCGGATCGCCCGCACCTGCACCGCGTCGTCCGCGCCATAATGTTTGACCAGTGCGAACTGCCGCCGACTCCCGTCGCCCACGCCGAGCAACTGGTCGCCCGCCGCCGGCAGCCCGCCATCCTCGGCCGAGCCATGATCGAACGGATCGCGAAAGCGGAACCCGCGCGCCGCCCCGCGCCTGGCCCGAAAGAAATCGGCCAGCGCCCGCACATCGGCCTCGGACCGGATCCCCGGCCCCGCGTCATAGCGCATCCGCGCCTCGGCCCATTCGCTCGCCCGCTGCTCATGCCCCGACGGCGCGCTCACGATCTGCGTCGAAAATTCGGTGATGCTCAGCGCCTCGCGCCCGATCGCCAACGGGAAATCCACCGCATCAAAAGCCTGCACCTCATCCTCCCCGTCGAACCAGACAAAGCCGTCGCGCGCCACCTGCGGCAGCGCCCAGACGAACGTGCGCGCCACCCCCGCGCGCCCGCTCGCCCCGGCCGCTTCGGCGATCGTCGCCCATTGGTCGCGATCCTCCGCCAGCAACACGAAACCCGAAAAATAATGCTGTTCGTCAATTGGATAACCCAACCGCGCCACCATCGCCGCACGCGCCGGCCCCGTCTCGGCGCCGCGCCCGTTCGTCACCCAGTCATAATCCTCCAGTTGCAGCACATCGAACGCCGGCCCTGCCCACCCGACCGGTACATTCGCCCGCCGCACCTCGGGCGCCGCCGGGTCGAGCACCGTGGGCAGGAACACCAGCAAATGGCTGACCAGCCCGCCACCCCCCGCCTCGTCGCGCGCCGCCGCGACCAGCGCCTCGGTCGACGTGGCGAGCAGCGCGCCCAGCGCATCGAGCATCGCCCGCTGCCCCGCATCCAGCGTCCCGCGCACGTCCGCTATGGCGACGCTCGTCCCGCCCAGCGCCGCGCTCGTCGCCGCATCATAACCGCAAATCCGCCCGCCCGGATTGACCCACCACCAGGGCTCGCCGATCTGGAACTTCACCGGCAATCCCGCCGCCACCGCGACCCCGACAAAGGTCCGCGCGACGAGTTGCAGATATCCCATCGCCACCGCATTCGCCGGCGACAGCAGGGTCGACGGCGGCACCCAACCCGTCAGCGCGGACGCACCGTCCGCGTCGCGCTGCTTCCAGTCGTTCCAGCAATAGTCGTCGAAATATTCATAGGACAGCGACCAGACCACCCCCAGCCCCGCCGCCGCGCATTCGCTTGCGAACCCCGCGTGCCAGGCCGCGCACGGCGCATTGATCGTCCCGCCGACCAGGCTCGCGTAAAAGCCGCCCCCGGACGCCTCGAGCCGCATATAATGGCTCATGCCGACATAATGGACGACATCGCCGCGATAACCGAGCGCTACCATTTGCCGCACCACTCGCGCCGGGGTCAGATGATAGCAATCGTCATAACCATTCGCGATTCCCAGCCCATGTTCGGGCAGCATCGCATCGCCGGTCGCCAGCACCGATCCCGAGCCCGAACAGGCGATGTCGCTCATCTCGGCCCAGCCCTCGACCGGGCTCGCGAGCACTGCGTCGCCGCCGTCATAGCTTGGCGGCGCCAGCGACACGAACATCCGGTCGACATCGCCCGCCCATACCGGATCGGCCTCGCCGGGCAGCAGATAACCGCCGTCGAGCGCATCGAAATCGAGGCTGACGACCGCATCGGCGCGCACCGTCACCAGCAGCTCGTCGATCTCATCCGCCATCGGGAAAAACCTCCATCATCACAGCCAGCGCCTCGCGGTCGATCTCGCCGGCGCCGTCCTCGCAGGTCCAGCCCGCCAGCACCGCCGCGACATCGGCTGGCGTGGACTGCCAAAATCGATCGGGCGGCCACCCCGCCAGCCGCGCCATCACGCCGACCAGCCGCAGCGCGCCCGGCCCGAATGCGTCGCTCACCGCCCCGACAAGATCTGCCCGAGCAGCACCCGCAGCGCGGGCGTCACCGCCGCCAGCCCCTCTGCCACCACCGCCTCGCCGACCGCCTGGCGCGTCAGCGCCTCGGGCCGGTCGCGCAGGCAATGCCAGAACAGGGACGCCAGCTCGCCCAGCCCCAGCCGCCCGTCGGCCGCGCGCTCGACCAGCGCGAACAGCGGCCCCAGTTCGTCCTCGGCAGCGACCAATGCTGCAAAGCTCGGGCGCAGCACATACGCCGCGTCGCCGATCCGCAATTCGGCCTCGCCGCGCAACATATTCGCCCCGCTTGGGTTGGCCGCGCTCACAGGCTCACCACCGGCCCGCTGCTCTCGAGGTTCAGCGTATATTGGCGCTCGCCATTATAATCGCCGGCATAGTCGAGCCGCGTCACCAGGAAGCGCCCGACCATTTTTTCGCCGCTCTCGAAACGCAGCTCATAATCGTCGATCGCCCCCGACAGGGCATGGCCGCGCAGCCGTATCTCGGCGCCGGATCCGGTAAAAATCCCCGCCGCGCTCACCGACACCGAGCGCACCCCGGCGCCCGACAGCAATTCGCGCCAGCCGCCGCTGTCCTTGGTCGTGACGTTCACCGCCTCGCCGTTCACCGACAGCTGCGTCGTGCGCAAACCCGCGACCGTCGTGTAGGCGGGCGGCGCCTCGCCGTTGCCGATATTGAGCAAAAAGGCGCTCCCATTTTCGATTGCCATCGTCTATTCTCCTTGCCGCATAAGAACATCCGCAAACGGGGAGTCGCAGGATGCTGATTACATCGATACTTCTGGCCGCCATGGCGCCCGCATCGACCGCCAATGTCGACACCACGCGCGCCGCCTTCACCAAATGCCTGCGCGACGACATGAAGAAGTCGCTCGAGGCCAAGATGGGCGACGCCGAATATGAAATGGCGCTGAAGTCGACCTGCAACGAACAGCGCGACGCCTTCCGCGCCGCAGTCATCGCCTTCGCCCGCGCCGCCGGCGATAGCGAGGCCAACGCCACCGAAGACGCCGACATGCAGATCGAGGATTATCACGCGAACTTCACCGACAAGTTCAAGGATTACAGCTCGACCAACACCCTGCCCGGCGGCGATTGATCGCCGCAGCATAGCCGCAGCATAAAGTGCAGCATAAACGGTGATGACACCCTCCCCTTCAGGAGTGCCGGGTCGGTCGATCCCCCGGACCGACCTGAAACTGCCGGGGGCAGTTTCACCCGGCACTGGCAGCGAGACTTACGAACTTGTTCGTTAGTCGCAGCGGGTGGGGTCCATCGGCCTTGCGCTACCTCGCGAAACCCCACCCCAACCCCTCCCCTGAAGGGGAGGGGCTCTTGTAGATCACCCCACCAAACACCGGCACCGCACGACGATCTCGTGCCGCCACCCGCCGTCCTTCGCAAAGCCGAACCGCGTCCGCACCACCCGCGCGCCGACAATGCGCCACGCGCCCGCCGCGCCGCGCAACCCCGGCACCAAAGCCTCGATCCGCGCCGCCGCCGTGTCCGCCGCCGCGTCGCCGACCCCGACCAGCGCCAGCGTCACCCGCACCTCGCGCCCCGGGGCATCCTTGGTCCCCCAATCGCTCCCCTCGGCCAGCCCGACGCTGACATAGGGCGGACTTGCCCGCGCCGGCACGCCGTCGAACACGCCATGCGCCAACCCGGCCAGCGCCGCATCGTCCGCCAGCATGGCCAGCGCCCGCGCGCGGACCGCCCGCTCGGCGCTCATCGCCGCGCCCCGGCGCCCAGCCCGACGCGGCGCCACGGCTGCCACAGCGCCGCGATGATCGCCGGAACCTCCGGCGCATCGTCGCGCGCACCGTGCAGATGCTGGATCATCCGCGCCAGCCCCTGGCGGATCGCCTCGGGCACCGCATTCGCCTCCGCCGCCATTCCGGCGCGATAGGCGATCCGCAGCTGTGTCGCCGCGCCGGGATCGTCGACGCGCAGCCGCGCCGCGCCATCGCGGTCGATCTCGACCCGCCAGGCCTCGGCGTCCAGCCCGTTCTCTTCTTCGCCGGCCAGCCCCGTCACCGCCTCGACCGCCACCACCGGCCTTCTGACCAGCCCGATCCAACCGGCGCCCAGCGGCATCTCCTCGGTCACCGTCCGGATGATCAGCATCTGCCCGGTAAAGGCCTCGCACAGGTCGACCGCGCTGCGGATCAGCCCCGCAACCACCGCATCGTCCTGGCTCCCACCCAGCCGCAACCACGCCTTCGCCTCCGCGATCCCCACCGGCGCCGCGCCCTTGTCGATTCCGACGATCATCAGCGTTCCTCCACCCGCACGGTCAACGACCGCTCGTCGATCTGCCCGTCGCTCAAAATCACCCGGTTGGTGACGCGATAGACACCCCCCGCATCGCCGCCGTCCAACGTCGCCGCGCAGCGCAACAGGTCATGGCTCGCGCCGGTCACCGCCACGCCGCCCGGCACGTCGGGCTCGACCGCCCAGCTCGCCTCGACGATCAGCTGGTCGTCGGGATAGGCGTCGCCCCAATCGAACGCATAATCGACCCGCGCCCCCGGATCCTTGATCACCAGGCTCATCTTGCTCGCTCCTCCCGTCGATCGCGCGGCGACCGGATCAGGCGCTCGCCCGCCTGCGATCCCGCGTCCCGCCCACGCCCGTCGCCGCGCGCCGCATTCGGCCGCGGCCCCGGATATTCGCTCGCCAGGTCACGCAAACCGGCGTCACCGATCGCCGCCGCGCCCAGCGCCCGCCCGCCGATCACGCCGCCAACTCCGCCGCCAGCCCGGCGATCAGGAACAGCGCCAGCTGGTCGCCGCGCACCCCGAACCGGTCGTGCGAAACCCCCGCCGCATCCTCCCAGCGGTCGAAACATAAAAAGGCATAGGGCGTGTGTCCCGGCCGGCCGTCGCCATCGATCGGATCGACCAGCCCCTCGTCGGCCATGATCGCCCACACCGCCTGCGCCCGCACCCCGAAATGCCGCCGCGCCCCGTCGGCGCCCTTCGCCGTGATCGCATCATGCCACTGGAAAAACCCGAGTTCGGCCAGGATCCGCCGCGCCGCGCGCAGCTCGGCCGCATGGGCCGGACCCTGCCAGGATTTCTCGCGCGCGTCCGACGTGTTGATCGTCCCCGTCGCGGCATAGACCGTCGACCAGCGAAACCCGCTCATCCCCAGCGTCTGCAAATTGTCGGCGCCCGGACGAAAGCGCCCCGCCGTGTCGAGCACCGCCGACTTGTCGAGCAGCGCCGCATTCGACACGCTGAATTTCAAATCGGTCTGCCCGCCATGCGTCGCGGGCATCGTCGCCGCGATCTGCGCGCGCACCCCCGCCCCGCTCACCGACCCGTCGGCGCTGCGAAAATTGAGCGCGGCAAAGACCGCGTTCGCCGTCCAGCCCGCCGTCCCCGCCTGCGTATCGGCGATCTCGACCACCACCGGCGCGCTGCCGTCGACCGCCGAACTCGCCTTGACCACCAGCCTTTGCCCCGGCGCCTCCTCGCCCACGCCCAGCGGACCCGCGCAGACAAAGCCGCCGCCGCTCCGCTGATGCACCAGCGCGCTCGCCGGCACATTCACCCAGCCGCTCGCACGCCGCACCGCGACGCTATCGCTCGCCTCGACCGACGTCGCCGCGCCATGCCCGGTCGAGATCGGCTGCTTGCCCGCGATGGCCGTATCATGCGCGGTAATCGCGCTTTGCGCCGCGCCGATCGCCGCCGCATCCCCGCCAATCGCCGTGCCATGCGCCGCGACCGTCGCCGCCACCGCCGTCAGCCCCGCCGCCTGCGAAGCGATGCCGGCCTGCGCCGCCGCAATGGCGGTCGCCTGCGCCGCGATCGCCGCCTCGGCGGCCAGCAGCCCGGCCGCCTGTTCGGCCAGTTCGGCGTCCGCCGCTTCCTGCCCCGCATACCATGCGGCCGCCACGGTGAGCGCGACCGTCTTGACCCCCGCCGAAAAACCGACGTGCGTCCCGCCGTTCGACGACGCCGCGACGACATCGCGCGACAGGCGCCCCTCGCCATCGATCGAGCCGGTGCCGACCTCCCACTCGCCGGCGTGCCGTACCCCGGCGATGCCATAATGAAAAGCCGCGCCCCCGGGCACGACATCGGCAAAGCGCCGATGCCCCGGCACCGCGCCGCTCAGGACGAAGGGCCCCGTCCCCATCGCGCTGCTCGTCTCGCGCACCAGGTCGGCAAAAAACAGGCTCGGCATCCCCGCGCCTCCTCATGTCCATGTCAGAAAGTTAGGCGCCCGGCCCCGCACCGAAAGGGAAAGGATCAGGGCCGGGCGCCGCATCGCGCGCCAGATCAGCTGGCGGCGAATTTCATCAGCTTGATCGCTTCCGAATTGATCACCGCGCCGCCGACGCGCTTGGTGGCGTAGAAATGCACGAACGGCTTGTTGCTGAACGGGTCGCGCAAGATGCGCGTCTCGCCGCGATCGGCGATCAGGTAACCGGCGCGGAAATTGCCGAAGGCGATCGACAGGCTGTTCGCCGCCACCGCCGGCATATCCTCGGCCTCGACCACCGGATAGCCGAGCAAGGTCGCCGCCTGCCCCTCGACCAGCCCCGGCTGCCACAGGAAGGCTCCGTCCGCCGTCTTGAACTTGCGGATCCGCGCCAGCGTGTCGCTGTTCATCACCCACGCCGCGCCCTGCCGGTACGGCGCCCGCAACGAATGGACCAGCTCGACCAGCTTGTCCTGCGGGTTCGACGCCGCGAACGCGCCCGCCGCGCCCGACGCCAGATATTGCAGCGTCCCGAACGCGCGGGTGCCGTCGACCTCGTTGGTCGTCGCATAGTCGAGGAAACCCTTGGGCCGGTTCGTGCCGTTGCCGCTCACGAACGCCGCGCCTTCCGCCACCGCGAATTCGCGCGCGATCTCGTCGGCCAGCCAGGTCTCGACATCGAACATCGCATCGTCGAGCATCGCCTGGCTCGCCGCCGGATTGGCGTAGAGCTCGCCCGACGGCGGCGCGATTTCGGCAAAACTGCGCGTGCCGGTCTCGGGCCGCGCCGCCGTCTCGCCGACCCAGCCCACGCCCGTCGCCCCGGTCGCGACCAGCTTGCGATAACCGCTCGTTCCCGTCTGCACGACGGTTGCGATCGACCGGATCGGCGACAGCGATTTCAGCGTCGCCGCGATGCTGCCGTCGATCTCGCGCGGTACCGCATAACCGGCCAACCTTATGTCCCCCTCCCGCTCGCGGGAGGGGTTAGGGGAGGGCATGTCAGCAACCGCCCTCACCGCAGCAACCCCGGCAGCCCCATCTTCACCGCCAGCCCGACGACCAGCAGCGCCAGCACCCCGCGCACCGCCCAGTCGACCGCCGCCTTCCACGCGCTCGTCTTTGCATCGCGCCACGCGCCGAGCAGCTGGCGCAGGTCGCCGATGTCATCGCGCGCCGCCGCATCGGACAGCCCCAGCCGCGCCAGCGCCCGCCGCGCCCCCATCTCGCTCGCCTCCTCGATCAGCGCGCGCAGCACTGCGGCATCGGCGCCAAGAACTTCGGGCGCACCCGTCCCCGCCAGCGCAACCAACCGCGCCAGCGCCTCTTCCTCATCCATCGCGATTTCTCCTCTTCGTCGCCCCGGACTTGATCCGGTGTCCCGCTCAGCACCGCCCGAAAGCGGGACCCCGGGTCAGGCCCGGGGTGACGGTTCGGGTCACCCCACCCCCAGCAACGCCTTCTTCTCCTCCGCCGTCAGCCAATCTGCCGCCGACACCTCGTGCCACAGCATCATCCGCTCCTCGGTCAGCGCCGGCACCTTGTTCAGATCGACGCGCAGCGCCGCATCGGGAAACCAGCCGCGCAGCCCCTGCGCGATGCCCGCCAGAATCTTCCCCGCCAGCGGCAACACCGTCAGCCGCCACAACGCCCGGTTCGCCTCCTTGTAATTGGCATAGGTCGCATCCCCCGGCAGCCCGAGCAGCATCGGCGGCACGCCGAACGCCATCGCGATCTCGCGCGCCGCGCTGTGCTTGAGCTCGAGGAAATCCATATCGGCGGGCGACAGCGACAGCGCCTGCCAGCGCAATCCGCCCTCCAGCAGCAACGGCCGCCCCGCATTCGCGCCGCCCGCGAACCCCTCGGCCAGTTCCTCGCGCAGCCGATCGACCTGCTCCGCCGACAGCGGCACGCCCTTCTCCCCCGGATCATGGACCAGCGCCCCCGACGGCCGCGCAGCATTCTCCAGCAAGCTCCGGTTCCACGCCGTCGCCGCATTATGCGCCGCGATTCCCGCCGCCGCCGCGCCGAGGCACCCCGCGCCATAATGATCGTCGAGCGGATGCGGCGCCTTCAGATGCACGACGGCGGTCCGTCCCGCGCCATCCTCCGCCGCCAGCACCGCCGCGCTGCCCCCGGCCTTGTAGCGATAGGCAACCGGCCAGCCGCGCGCATCGGCCTCGACCGTCACCCGCTCGGGCCTGAGGGCAAACAGCTCCGCCGGCGCCCCCGCCCCGTCGCCCAAAATCTGCACATAACCATTGCCGTGCAGCAGCAATTGCGCCGCTAGCGTCTCGAGCAACCCCTGCCCGCCCGACGTCCCCGCCACCAACGCGGCCAGCGCCGGATCGCTCGCCTCCAGCGGCGCCCCGCCGACCGCTTCGGCGACCAGCCGCACCGACCTTTGCACGATCGGATTCTCCAGATAGCCGGCGCGCACCTGCGCCTCGAACGACAGCGGCGCGGGCGCGCTCCACGATCCATACACCCGCGACAAAGCGGGCCGCGCAGGATGCTGCGCAGCCTTGCGGCCAAACCAGTTCATAAGATTCTCCTCTGGCCGTCATCCCGGCGAAGGCCGGGATCTCAACCTGTCGTGAAATCGCGCCGTCGGGACCCCGGCCTCCGCCGGGGTGACGGCGAGCCCAAGCTAAATCCTCTTCACCCCCGGCCCCGCCGCACCCACCCCGCGCAACAACTCCGCCAAAGCCCATACGCACGCATCCGCCCGGTCGGGCGAGCGCCCCGGCCCCGCATAGCCGCCGCCGACCTGGAACCCGCAAAGCTGGTCCTCCAGCTCCGCGAACACCCCCGCATGCACCACCTGCCCACGCTCATAGGCGAGCGCCACCGGCTCGGCGCGGCGCGCCTTGCCGACGCTCGCATGCACCGGCACCACCGGCAGCGTGCAGTCGGCCTGGCGCAGCGTGCCCGTCACCATCTCGCCGCCCATATTGCTCTCGGCCACCACCCGGTCGGCGCCCCAGCGCGCCGCCGCCGCCGCGACCGCCTGCGCCCACGCCGCGGGCGACGCCTTTTCGACGCTCGCATCCTCCAGCACCGCCAGCCGGCCATCGCGCAGCAACGCCGCCACCACGATCCCGCACGCATCGCCCTCCGATGTCGCCGGCGGATCGACCCCGATCACCACCCGCACCGGCTTGCCGACCGCGTCCCTCTTGACCCGGCACGCCTCGACCAGCACATGGCTCCACAGCGCGCCCTCGACATCCTCGAGCATCTCGCCGTCCAGCTCCTGCCGCCCCAGCCGCGTCCCGCCATAACTCGCCAGCATCGCCTCGACGAAGCTTTCGGGCAGGTGCGGGTTCTCGCCCGTCCGCCCATAGGTCGGCTCCATGCCCGGCGCCGCCTTCACCCGCCGCATCACCGCATTGGTCTGCGGCGTCGTCGTCACCAGCACGCGCGGCCGCTCGCCCAGCCGCATGCCCAGCATCAGATTGTCCCACGCGACCACCCCGCGCCGCCATTTCGCCAGCTCGTCGCACCAGGCCGCATGATGCTCGGGCCCGCGAAGCTCCTCGCCCGCCTCGGCCGAATAGAGCGTCGCCACCGCGCCGCTGCCGAACAGCAGCTCGTGCCGCCCCCCGACCCAGCGCACATCCTCATGGTCGCGGGCGACCGCGATCAGCCCGCTCGGCCCCTCGATCATCACGCGCTGCCCGTCGGCGATCGTCGCCGCGACCAGCGCGATCCGCGCCCCCGGCCTGTCGCGCGCGATCTGGCTCACCCATTCGGCGCCCGCGCGAGTCTTGCCAAAGCCGCGCCCCGCCTGGATCAGCCAGATGCGCCAGTCGCCCGGCGGCTCGCGCTGCCCGTCATTCTCCTGTCCGTACCAGCGCCGCGCGATTTCGCGCCGTTGCGCGTCCGAAAGCTCGCGCATCACCCACAGCCGCTCCTGCTCGGAAAGCCCCGAAAGCTGCGCAAAGATCATGTGCGACCAGGCGCTCAGCCGCTGCGGCGTCCACGCCTTGACCGCTCGCGCCTTGGGCGCACGCCATTGTCTCCGCATGTCTCACGCACCCTCGCGCGGCGGCGGCAGCCGCCGATCCGCTTTCGCCGCGGGCAGCGCCACGACCTTGCCGTCACGATGACGCAACGCACGCCGGCGCTTCACCATGCGGATGCGCCGGATCAAGATCGCGTCGACCTCCTGCTGGGTCGCGACATGGCGCCCCTGCGGGCGGCGCCCCCGTCGCTGGCCGCCCTCGACGCTCGCGCGGTGCTGGCGCAGCACCGCCATCGCCTCGGCGACGCTCATCTGGACCACCGGCTGCATCGCCTCGTCCGCCGCGTCGAGCGTCAGCCCCTCGACCGCCTCGATCGCGCGGCGGAGCAACGCCATCTCCAGCCGTTCATACCCCAGCGCCAGCGCCGCCTGCCACTGTTCGGCGAACAGGGGATCGCGCTGGCGCAGACGATAGACGCCGCTCGACCCCATCTCCGCCGCCTTGCGCGCCCGCTCGACGTTGCAACTCGCCGCCAGCTCCTCCAGAAACGCCTTGCGCCGCGCGACCGTCCACCCGTTTTCGCGCGGCTTGCGCCGCTGCAGGGGCCCCACCGGTCCCGCCCCGATCTCATCTTCGCGCTCGTCGCCCATAACCACCTCGCCCCAAACGCAAGGCGGGCCGACACGCCCCTCCGCATCGGAAGGGGCGCCGGCCCGACTCGCAATTCTGCATGATGGAATCTATGTGCCAGATAAGCGTGACGATGTCAAGAAAAATAACCTATATGGTTATTCGCTCGACTGGATCCGCTTTCTGCGCCTCAGGACAGCGAATACCAGGCATCGTCCTGATTGCTGGGGCCAACCGGACCGCCCCGGGTGCGCTGGGCGGGCAATACCGCGCGCAGCGCGGGCTTCTGCCATGGCTTGCGCGATGCGGTCGGTTTGGAATTGGTCGTCATGCTGGTCCCCCATAAATAGGCGAACCATCGTTGCGCGGAAAAGGGCCGTGGGTCAAGCCGCTCATATCCTTCGCGATAATGTCGGCGGCCGACCCGACAATTCGCTGGCCCAAGCGCGAAAGCGCATTATGCTCGCCCTTTTCGGGAGGGGAGGGGCCGTTGCCGGGTCGCGGAGACGCTCTGATACGGAATGTGGCGATCATCGGGGGCGGCACCGCGGGCTGGATGACCGCCACCGCGCTCGCCGCGCATCTGTCGTCCGAAAACTGCACGATCCGGCTGGTGGAATCAGAGGCGATCGGCACCGTCGGCGTCGGCGAAGCGACCGTCCCCCCGATCCATCGGTTTCACAAGGGCGTCGGGATCGCCGAGGAGGACTTCCTCCGCGCGACCAAGGCGACGATCAAGCTCGGCATCCATTTCGTCGATTGGCTCCGCCCCGGCGCCGATTATGTCCATCCCTTCGGCGGCTTCAACATCGACGGCGGCGACTATGCGCCGCGCGGATTTCATCACCTGCTCCACGCCGGCGAAGCCTTCGACGCCTATAATGTCCAGATCATGGCGGGCCGCGCCGGCAAGTTCGCGCCAAAGGCGGGCGGGCGGGACAAGGCGCTCGCTTATGCCTATCATTTCGACGCCGGCCTCTATGCCGCTTTCCTGCGCCAGATCGCCGAGGAGCGCGGCGTGTCGCGGGTCGAGGGTCAGGTCGTCGATGTGGAGCGCCATCCCGATACCGGCTTCATCGCCGCCGTCATCCTCGCCGACGGGTCGCGGATCGCCGCCGACCTGTTCATCGACTGCTCGGGGTTCGGTGGCCTGCTGATCGAACGCACGCTCGGCGCGGGCTATGACGACTGGAGCCGCTGGCTTCCCGCCGATCGCGCCGTCGCGGTGCCGTCGGCGCGGCACGAGACGCCCAGCCTGTTCACGCGCTCGACCGCCCGCGAGTCCGGATGGCAATGGCGCATCCCGCTGCAGCATCGCACCGGCAACGGCTATGTCTTCTCCAGCGCCTTCCTCAGCGAACAGGCCGCCGCCGACGCGCTGCTCGCGCGGCTCGACGCGCTGGCGCTCGCCGAACCGCGCACGCTGCGCTTCGTCACCGGCCGGCGGCGGCGGAGCTGGATCGGCAATTGCGTCGCGATCGGGCTGGCGGGCGGCTTTCTGGAGCCGCTGGAATCGACCGGCATCTTTCTGATCCAGGCATCGATCCAGCATCTGCTCGCGCTGTTTCCCGGCCGCGATTGCGACCCCCGGCTGGCGGACCGCTTCAACGGCGAGGTCGCGGGCGTGTACGAGGATTGCCGCGACTTCATCGTCGCCCATTATGCCTGCACCGAGCGCGAGGACAGCGAATTCTGGCGCTATTGCAAGGCGATGCCGCTCCCCGACAGCCTCGCCGACCGGCTCGACCTGTTCCGCACGCGCGGCGAGACCCTGCCGCCGCGCGGCAGTTTTTTCGGCGATCTCAGCTGGTATGCGGTGCTGACCGGACAGGGCCTGACCCCCGGCGGCAACCACCCCGTCGCCAGCGCCCTGCCCGACGCCGATCGCCACAAGATGCTGCAACGCGCCCGCGCACAGGTCGCGCTGCAAGTCGCCGCCATGCCCGACTACGCCGATTTCCTCGCGCCGTTCGAGGCGACGAAAGACCACAGCCTCGCACCCGCCTGAAGGACGGCGCGCAGCGGCGCGCCATCGCCGCCCCCTATCGACACCCCGCCATTCGCTCGGCATATTCATGGCAGGAGGGGGACTGGCCGATGGCCTTAAAGCTCAACTGCCTCGAACCATTGACGGCGGTCGGGATCGGGATCGGCGCCTGTGCGCTCGCGCCGATCGACGCCGGACTGACCGCCGGCGCAGTCATCGGCGGCGCCGGCCTGTTCGCGCGCATCCGCGAAAATATGCGCAAATCCGGCCTCGACGACGCGGCTTTGATCCAGCGGCTGCAAAAGACCATTTTGCGCGAATGGGACAAATGGGATGCGACGGCGGAAACGCGCGACGCCGCTACCGTGGCCGACGCGGCGATGACCCGCCTGCTGCCGTTGGTGATGATGACGCGCGAGGAACTCGCCGCCACCGCGACCAGGGCGGCGGACGAGGCCTATCCCGTCCACGCCGCCCGGCTGCTCGTCGATCGGCTCGCCGACCATGACGCCATCTTCGCGGCGTCCGCCACGGATGCCCCGCCATCGCTCCACCGCGCCTTCGCGCTGGACGTGATCGAACGCGCGCTGCGCGCCGCGAAATCGGATCCGCAATATGCGCAGCTGTTGACGCTCGATATCGCGATCGAACTCGGCCGCGCGATGGCGGAAACCATGGCCGCCGTCGCCGAAGTCGGGCGGCGGGTCGATGAAGGCTTCGCCGCCGTTCAGCTCGCGCTGGCGGGAACGAGCGACGCCGACCGCCTGTCGGTTCAGGCGCTGCGCGGTGCCGTCGCCCGCTTCATCGCCTTTCGTCCCCACGCCAGCGTCAGCGAAATCGTCGATGCCGTCGAAAGCTTCGTCCCCGAATATCAGGCGCTCACCGCCCGCGTCGCAGCGCTCGACGCCCATGACAATCAGCTCAAGGGCGCACAGCAAGCCGCCGCCGAAGCGCTCGAGGACGGCGATCTCGACGCCGGCCGCCGCCACCTCGCCGAAGTGACACAGATCAGGCTCGATGTCGCCGAGAGCGCCACGCGCGACGCCGCGCAAACCCTCGACGAACTCGCCCACGCCCATATGCTGGCGCTTGACTGGTCGGGAGCCAATGCGGTTTGGAATCGCGCGGCGGCGCTGCTGCTGCCGTATGACGCGGGCGCTGCGGAAGACATGCTCGCCGCCGCCGCCCGGCAATTTCTGGCTCAGGGGACGCGCGTCAGCGACCGGGTGCTTCTCGATACCGCGATCGAACATATGCGAAGGCTGCAACTGGCGGCCTTGACCCGGCAGGATAGCGTTCTCGCTGCGCGCTATACGAACAATCTCGCCAACGCGCTGAAGAAGCAGGGCGAGCGCACCGGCGGCGACGAGGGATTGCACCGGCTGGCCGAGGCCGTGGCCGCCTATCGCGATGCCCTCACCATCCACACCCGCTACGCCATGCCTGTCCAATGGGCCATGACGATGAACAATCTCGCCAACGCCTTGAAGCTGCAGGGCGAACGCACCGGTGGCGACGAAGGGTTGGACCTGCTCGCCCAAGCCGTCACCGCCTATCGCGACGCCCTCGCCATCCGCACCCGCGACGCCATGCCCGTCCAATGGGCCACGACCATGAACAATCTCGCCAACGCCTTGAAGCTGCAGGGCGAACGCACTGGCGGCGGCGAAGGGTTGGGCCTGCTCGCCGAGGCCATCGCCGCCTATCGCGATGCCCTCGCCATTCGCACCCGCGACGCCATGCCCGCCCCCTGGGCCACGATTATGAACAACCTCGCCAACGCGCTCAAGACCCAGGGAAAACGCACCGCCGGCGAGGAGGGATTGCATCTGTTTACCGAAGCCGTCGCGGCCCTTCGCGACGCCCTCACCATCCGCACCCGCGACGCCATGCCGGTGCAATGGGCGATGACCATGAACAATCTCGCCAACGCCCTCAAGACGCAGGGAGAGCGCATCGGCGGCAGCGAAGGGTTGCGCCTGCTCGCCGAGGCTATCGCCGCCTATCGCGACGCCCTCATCATCCGCACCCGCGAAGCCATGCCGGTCCAATGGGCCATGACCATGCACAACCTCGCGATCGTGTATGAAGCGCTCGCCGACGCCGGCGCCGATGTGCGCGGCCATCTGCGCGCCGCAGAGGACGCCTTATGCGACGCGCTGACCGTCTACACCCGCGAGCATATGCCCTATTTCCATGGCCGGGCGGTCACCGGCCTGGCCCGCGTCCGGGACAAGCTTGCCGCTCTCGGCGGCTGACGCCGGCAGCGGATCTTGCGGCGATCGAGAGTGCAAAAGCGCATGGCTGCGTCAGAACCCCGCCGCGCCATCGTCCCCGCCATTGCCACCCCGCTCCCGCCCCGTTAGTGGCAAGCCATCGTGGACAGCAGCATCACCATCGGAACCGACGCCGCGCTAAATGCGGTCCGCATCGACGTGCAGGAACTGCTCGCGACGCGGCTGCTCGTGCAAGGCAATTCGGGGTCGGGCAAGTCGCACCTCCTGCGCCGCATCCTCGAGGAATCGGCCGGCCTCGTCCAGCAGGTGGTGATCGATCCCGAGGGCGATTTCGTCACCCTCGCCGACCGCTACAACCATGTCGTGATCAACGCCGGCGACTATAGCGAGCGCGAGATCGCGGCGATGGGCGCGCGCATCCGCGAACATCGCGCCTCGGTGATCGTCGCGCTCGATACCTTGGATATCGAGGCGCAGATGAGCTGCGCCGCCGCCTTTTTGAACGCCCTCTTCGACGCCCCGCGCGAACATTGGTTTCCCGCGCTCGTCGTCGTCGACGAGGCGCAGATGTTCGCCCCCAGCGCCTCGGGCGACGTCTCCGACACCGTCCGCCGCGCCAGCCTGGCGGCGATGACCAACCTCATGTGCCGCGGCCGCAAACGCGGGCTCGCCGGGGCGATCGCGACCCAGCGCCTTGCCAAGCTTGCGAAGAATGTCGCGGCCGAGGCGAGCAATTTCCTGATGGGGCGCACCTTCCTCGACATCGACATGGCGCGCGCCGCCGACCTGCTCGGCATGGAACGCCGCCAGGCCGAGGCGATCCGCGACCTCGACCGCGGCCATTTCCTCGGGCTCGGCCCCGCCATCTCGCGCCGCCCGGTGTCGATCCGCATCGGCGCGACGCAGACCGCGACCCGCGCCGGCACGCACAGCCTGCTGCCGCTGCCCGATGCCGAGCCGCACGACATGCGCA